AACCTACCAAAGGAGTAGGGCAAAATACCTCTAATTCAAACTCTGCTAAAGTACATACTACTTCAATTTGAATTTCAATTAAGTTAGATGTTAGCTGAGGTGTAGATGCGGTAGGTTTAGGTATTGCCATATAACATTCCCCTGGATTATTAGTCGTAAAAGTTACACCACCTGCCGCCTCATTAGTATAAGGCCCTAAAGTAGTAGCTGTACCAGAATTTATCCAAGCACCTGTTGATATATCATAATTAAATACAGTACCAGCAGTAGTGTTTCCATTACTTCCAGCAGCATTGGTTAATAGTGCTCCTGCAAAATTTGTACAAGTAGCTCCAACTCCTGATCCAGGATTTATTTTTCCAATTACCCCCTGCAAATATCCATTATTTATATTTGTGTACTCAGAAGCCGAAACATTATTGTAAGTCCAAGTAAACTTTACTTGAGCGCTTATTGGATTAACCCTAACTCTAACCGCTCCTGTATCTGTACCTGGATCAATAAAAAACTTATATACCCCAGTAGTTTCTGAATTGATATATTGGCTGTCAGCTATAAATCCGTAAGCACCGCCAACACATGACGATACACACGAAGGACAAGATGTTACTGCTCCCAACACCCCAGCCAACTGCTGCCTAACTATACCCCCTATGGAATAGTATCCGTCTGGAGCTAAAATTAAAAGATTGCTGTCTGTGAATAAAGCTGTTGCAGTTGCAAAAGATAATCCATCAAAATAATATGTTCCTGTTGTTGCCATAATTTAATTTTTAACAAGTTCCGTTGTCTATTACTAACCCATAAGATCCAACCTTTATCCACGTTTTAGGATTTGCTACGGCTGGGCTTGCTACATCTACAATGTAGTATCCTTCAGGAAGAAGCTGAGACGCTTCACAATTTCCTCCAGAATAACAAACGTCTCCTGTCAAAGGAATGTTGTTTGCACCATTAAACGATCCTTGTATAGACCCAGTGCTATTAGTGTTTGTTGAGCAAGTTAAATCTAAAGACTGAGATACTGGACCAAAGTAAGCTGTTTTACATTCAAGTGCACATCCACAACAAGCGTTTGTAGCGTCTCCAATAGCTTCATAACATAAGGTAGACGAAACCACCTCTCTTAAATCCCAAACTAAATATAAATACTGTCCCCCAGTTAAATCTATATCGTTAATTATAGACTGGTATACACCAGTAGAAGAGTTTACTATTGGACCTGGAACATTATCTAATAAAGGTATTAAGGTGTTCATCTCCGAATCATTATACAATACACTTGATGAAAGATACTTAAAAGGGTTGTTGTTATTAGGAAAAGGAAATACATAATTATCTGTAGGAGTAGAGTTTACTATCATAGTAACATCTGTCCCATTGTAAGGAAAAACCCCTACAGATTGCTGACCTGTTGTTGGTACGTACTCTGATGGACTAACAAGCCCTAAGCTTGCTTGTTCAAGTGCCGTTGGGCTACTTATAACTCCATCTGTCCATTTATATCCATAGTTAGTAAACTGACCATTTGTAGCGTTTGTTGTTAAAACTATTTTAATTACAGTCAATTCAGATACTGGAGGGCAATTAACCAACAAAGTATAGGTTGCACTATCTGAAGTAGGAGTAATCACTATATCTACAACCGAAGGATTTGTTAAATTTTTATTAAAAGTAAGTGTTCCACTTTCTGAAGCTGTAGCAGAGAATGTAGTTCCATTCCATAAAGCATCTACTGTTATTGTTCCACTTGTCACTGTGTAATCAATATCTATATCGCCTATAGAAGCTCCTAATTCAACACTATAAGAAAGTACTCCAGCAGCATCTGTTTGAGAAAGCTCTACACCACATGATATTAGCGAAGAGGCAGCTGGTATAGTTGTGTCATTAGTAGACAATACATACTCATCCATGTATGGATCATAGCCGCCTAATTTTTGTGTTTCAAACTGCTCTATAAATTGATCTCTAAACCAAGACCTCATACCAGATTCAGCAATATTTGTTAAAGACTGACCTTGGCCAGATCCTTCAAGCATAATTACAGCTGACCTTTTAGTATCAGTAAAAAACATTTGATTCCCCCAAGCAGCAAAACTTTCTGGATTAAAAGAAATACCATACTCTTCAATACGAGCAATCTGTTTTCCAAGAACATTTGGCACAGCAATTATTGCTCCTCCACCTGTACCAGCGTCACTAATGGTGTCTTTGTTGGTTAGTATATATGATATTCTATCCTCTTGCAAACAGAGTATATCCGTCTCTCTTGCGTACAGCTTCATTATAGGTCCAAATGAAGTGTCATAATCTTGGAAGTTAACCAAGCCTAAATTAAACTCATTTAAGTTATTAGAGTTTGCTCCAGGGCTAAACACACCGCTGTATGTAACCTCTGCAAAACGATGAGCTCTTTTATAGTCTTGTTTAGAAACAGCTAACACCCTTTCTCCTAACTGAAAAGAAGGAGCAGCTAATTCGTCAAATATTTTATAGCTTTCTACTCCGTTTCCAAAACAAAACACATCTGAAAAATTTAACTTTGTTACCAATGGAAGCTGGGCCGTTTGATTCTGATCACCATCAGAGTTACCCGACTGGTGAAACCCTCCGCTAATGTCATACAGTTCTGAAGCGTCATAAAATAAATTAGGATCTACTTCGGCTGGCTCTGTTTCAAAAGCAAGCATACCGCCTCCAACAGTTATTTGTATTCTCATATCAGCGTGAGCATATCTTTTAGTCCCAACAATTCCTGCGCCACAAGATTTCAATGCTCCTGCATCTACAAAGTATTGTCCTCCATTTGCATTTTGTATTACATAAAATCTTGACTGAAAGCAATTTATAATTATACCGTTAACCAAACCATAAAGTGGTATTGGATTTGGAAAAAACGGAGGAAAAGCTGGTATTTGCGAACCATTCCAAGTGTATGGTCCAGCGCCATTATTATTTAAAAACGCTCCAGTCATATTATCTCCCACCCCAGTAGAGAGGTCAATGTTATCTCCTATCATCCAATCATAAAATGTTGGGTAATTTTGAGTAACCAAAAAAGTCTCGTCAAATTTATAGCTTTTTCCGTTACAGTTTGCTCCGCCAGAATTTGATCTCCAGTTGTCAATGTATATCCTTACAGTTGATCCTGCTGGAAGAATTATAGGGTTACCATCTAAAATATCATTTACCTTATTAAGAGAATAGGTTGTTCTAATAGAGTTAGAATTACAGTTATCATTATCTACTTGACCGCTTTGTTTTAGTCCATAATCATAGGTTTCTGAATCAGGATTTATAGATGTGAATCCTCCTGATTTCATTGTCATATAAACTCCAGGTAGATTTGTAGCGCCATCAACAAGCACAAGCACTCCTCGTCCGTATGTTGCTATATCTAAAACATTAGCCTTTACTACATTATTAACCTCTCCAAGCGCATCTATTTTTACAGTAAGTTTATCTCCAATATTTACCTTGTTAATATTATCAGCTTCAAGTTTGTAGTAATAAATAGTTTTATCATCATTTGATTGATAAACATTATTCACATAAACAGTTTCATACGTACCCTTATTTGGCTTTACAACAAACTTATACTTAGAGGCCCAAAATGGAGCTAAGTTGTCCAGATTAACTTGTATTTGATTTTTTCTAATACTATCGGAAGCCGAGAAAAAAGTTGTGTTATTTTCTGAAGTTAATACAGTAGAAGCTCTACCGTAATCATCCATATAGACTATACCAGTGTCGTAATCTCTATTACTGTGTAAGCTTGAAGTATTAGCTATTTTAGTAAGACCGCCAGAAGAACTAAAACCATTAAACTCAAAGTATTCCCATTGATTACTAATGTTTCCAGCTCCATCATCAAAGTAATATTGAGCGGCTATAGCCTGAATAGAAAACGTACTTCCAGAAACCGAATATCCAAAGCCTCCAGAAGAACAGTCCGCAATAACAGTAGGGTCTCCACAATTTCCTGTTATACCTGAGTTTATTAAAGGCATTGCATTAGGACCAGTAAGGTAGGTGTTAAATTGATCCACTAAAGTAAAGCCTTGGCTTGATGTGGATACAGGTTGAAAATTAGTTGTATTTACCGTTCCTATTCTATTTTGAAACTCTATACTGTTAATCATTGTATTTACCGTAGAATACTCTACGTCAGCAAAAAACTGAAAACTTAAATTAAATGATAGCCCTCCATTTGTTTGAAAGCCTGCATCAAATGCTGGACCACTTCCTTCGGTTAAAACATTAGAGTTTGATTCAAAGCTAAGTGTAAAAGAAAAATTTGTTCCTACAGTTATAGGAGTAGTAACGTCAGTTAAGTCAAAAGTAATTTCAGCATCTATAACATTTGAGTGAGAAACAGTTGGATTAATAGTATACGTTACTGGACCTGTTGATTCTGTTGGAGAAGGAAAGCTTTCACCTCCAATGTCGGTGCTAAAAGAATTTGTAGTGTATTGTATCTTCAAAGGAGTACCCTTTGGCTTTTCAATATCGTATCCCTCTATATAGTTTCCATACATCAATCTATTCCCCTGAATAGTTTGAGCCTTAGCAAACTGAGGAACATTGTCATAAAGCCTGAGTAGCTCATCCGATCCTAAAGTTGTATATATTTTGGCGTTATTAAACGTAATGCTTTTTGTTTCATTATCAGGCCAACCTTCATTTTCTTTATTAAATCGCTCTATTACATATATAACATTTGAGTTAGAAGCTTTATAAAGAACATCAATTTCTAAAACTCTTTTTGTACCAGTAGAAAATTGAATATTATATTGATTATAAATGTTTTCCATTCCAGCGTTATTGTAGTTGTCAATAGAAAATCTAAAAGGACCTGGCTGAAAGGCTGGCTTAGTAAATAAAGAAATAGCACTATATTGTCCATCTTCATACCTATATCTATAAGCAAAAGAAATAAACTTTGTTTTTATATAGTTTTCGTCCCCAGGAAAGTTTTGAGGAGTAAGATTAGGAGCGGCTAAAGGTACGTAAGCAGACTCAGTATTCTCAAAACCTGGTATCTTTTTTATAACATTTATGTCATCTTGAGTAATCTGATCTACTCCAGCGTTAGGTGACGGATAATTTTTTGTTACATTTATTACCCTTGGAGGGTTTATATTGTCTGTAAAAAATAAAAGATCGCCTATCTTGTTAACTCCAGTAACAAGATACTTGTCGTTAAAAGATAAAACAGAATTACTTTCTACATGATATGTAAGTATATCGTTTTTAGTGTTGTAAGACAGAATCATATCAACAGTAGGAGATGTTACAAACCAGTATAATGTTTGCTTTATACCATCTTCGTAAACGCCAATACATTTTGCTCCCTCAACTGCACTTCCTTCAAAGGTTATAGCCGTAAGAGGTAGGTTTCCTTTTGAGTTTTCTACAGCTCCAATTTCAGTGCTTTCTGTAGAACCAAGACGTACATTACGAGCATCTACATATTCTCCTTTGGGAACTAAGCGTTCATCAACGCTCTTGTTCATCCTACCTAATATGAAATTATTTGAAATATTTTCGCTCGCCATATTATTTTAGCCATTTATCCTTACCTCTCATATTCATTAAGAGTCTACCTGGATGTATATTACTTAATCTTAATTTAGCGTTTCTAAGCAAAGAAGACTTATCTTTTCTTGCTCTATTTATTACATACTCTTGAACGCCAAGCTTAGAGTTTAATATAGAGTATTTTATGTAGGCATATAGAAATTCTTCAAACATCTTGTTAACACTAACAGACGAGTCATCTCCACTTTCTAATCCATCGGAAACATATTCTAAAACTATAAACTCTCCCTCAAGACCTGAGCTAAAATTAATTACACCACCTTTCTTGTCAATACTAAAAGTTGGATTAGAGTTTGCTGTTTCGGTATTCATACCAAACCTTGCTCCAATACCATAGTCAAAGTACCAGCAGCCATCAATGTTATATCCTGACTGACCATCATAAGCGCCACCACCAGTATAAATACTTGGAGCAGTACCTGCTATTCTATCTATTGTTAGCTTAGATTGGTTTGGTTTTAAAACGTTTCCATCTATGTCAAATAATATTTTATAGTTGTTATCTTGTAGGTAAGCTCCACTCCAATTTGTTTGAATGTTTTCTGTCAATGGTATAAGAACCTGTCCACTTGTGTATTGAGATATACGAACCCAGTTAACATAATCCTGTGGCAATATAAATCTAAGTTGACTATCTATTTGTAACTGAAGGATTTTAATCTCCTTCATCGCATCATAGTTTAGTTCTTGTATACCACGCTTAGCGTGAAACAAAATCTGATACCTTTCAATGTTATTAATAAGTTCATTGTTACCCTGATACATTAATGTAAAGTTATTAACAATATCATCTAAGGTAACGTACTGGTACGAACCCCAATTAGCATCTTCAGGTACAACCCCTCCGTTTTCATAATACTGATAATCTGTTATATAACTCATATTAACTTGTTTCTTGGTTATCCATTTCTACTTGATCCATAGCAAAGTTTACTACGTCAGCCTCTCTAATTTCTATACCAACGTATTGCAATATCTTAGCCACTAACATTGGTTCATCAGATAATGGTAATTCAAAATCTTGATAGTCAGGTTGACTACTGTTGAATATTGGAGAGCCTTGCGCTCCTATGCTTATGTAAGTCCATTTTGGATCTTTAGGGTATCTAATATATTGAACCTGTATATCTCCTTGGTTTTGTATTGTTTCTGGGTAAACCGTTATAAACTCTTGATTAGTTCCTGATAAACCATCTAACGTGTACGCTGGATATTGTTTAGTAGGAGATGTTAAATTAGAGCTTGTAAGGTTAAATATTTTATTTTGACTAACTCTTTCTACCTTAACTATATTTTTGTTAGAGTATATTTTGTAGCCACTACTCGTTCCGATGCTTCCGTTTATTACTAAGGTGGTGCTATTAGGTACAGCAACAACACTTGCAGAAAGAA